AATTGAACCATCATCGTTTACACTTGCTGAAGTGTAAGGAATGTTCGCCGCTGACCATGCAGTTACAAAGTCAGATGCATCAGTAGCATCACCTAAGTTAAATGTATAAGGGCTACTTAATGTTTGTGAACCTGGAGTTGAAATTTGAACTTGTGCTACATATGGTCCTGAAGTAAAGTCTGGTGCAGTATTTGTACCGTTAACTACTGTTGCGCCAGTTGCTATTCTATAGAAGTAGTATACTGGAGCCGCTGTGTACTCACCGTTAAATCCATATTGTGCATAAACACTTCCTGCAGGAATTGCTTGTCCACCTGTTGAGTCTGCTGAATAGATTTGAGCCCAATCAGAGTCTGCAAAAGTAGGTGTCTTAGAAACATATGAAGATGATGTAGAATCATATTCAGCAATTACTGGTTGTAATCCTGTTCCGTCAACCTTAATCCATACAGAACCAGTTGGAGCAGGCTGAGCCTGTCCTGATTGCCATAATGGCTGTTGAGCAGATGTACCATATAATGCTCTTGGCTGGAAGCCAGTTACGGAAGTTCCTGTAAATCCTAAGTCTGTAAAGATAGTACCTGTTGCGTTAGCAAGTCTGATGAAGAATGGTACTTCAGGAGTACCTTGATCTCCACCTGTCTGTGAAGAATAAATTTCAAGTTTATTATCAATTACTGCCGCTGAAACATATTCCCAACCTAATGAGTTAATATCTGCCGCTAACTGAGAAATAGTGTTGTTAGGAGCCGCTGATACAGTAAGTTGTGCTAAGTTTGTACCATTAACGATCAGGTCAATTGTATCACCTTGTGTTAATGTAGGATTAGATGTAGGTGCTGTGATTGAAGGCCATGCCTTAAACCAATCTTCTGAATCTAAACCAACCCATGTGTTCTGACGATTCTTGTACCAATATGTAGGTGCATTGTCGTTGTTAGGGTTTCTGTAATTAGGTATAGCAACTACTGCATAGTCACCGATATTTCCTACTGATTGTAGAGGTGTACCTATTGACACTAAAGTAGAGTCAGAGATAACGATTGGTGCTTTTGCTGTAAATGCTCCTGTTGTTGAATTAAACTCATTGATTCCCCATGTAGAAGAAGTTGTGTTTAACCAAAACGAACCGTTTTGTGGTGCCCCTGTTGGACGACCTGTTGATCCTACTAAACTTGCTAGATCAACGTCTGCTCTTAATACAAATACTTGATTTGAAATACCAAGTGCTGAGTAAGCCGCTAATAGTCCATATTCATTTAACTCATAGCCTTGTAACGGAGTACCGTTTGCCGCTGTGTAAAAGAATGGGTTACCGTATAAAGTAACTAGATCACGTTGAGAAGTTACTCTGTATAATTTACCTGCGTTTGCGGCTGTTGTGGCTGCCGCAGTTGCTGTTGATGTTGGATCCGCTTTATCTTGTGCTGTTGCTAACAAGAAGAAGGGAATCGATGCTGTTGCGCCTGGCAAGTATTGACTTTCATCAATGATGCTTACTTCTACGCCTGGTGATGTTAGTGCCATAATAATATTCCTTTTGTATGATTTTGAGGGTTACACCCTGATTGTTTTTTCATACTATTATTTATCTTGTTGTACAAAAAATTATGGTTTAACATACCTTCGAAGGCATTTTCATAAATATAGTTATGAGTTTACCTAGACCAATTTGCAAAGTCTGCAACAGAAAAGTGTGTGCCATTAATTATATTAAGAATGGCAAACGTCATTACAGGAGTATGTGCAACCAATGTGGCAAGGTAAATAAAACAAGAAAGCCTATATATCTTTGGCAACGAGCAGGATATGAAAAACAAGACACTTGCTTTTTATGTGGATTTAAAAGTTTATACTCTACGCAAATGGTAGTGTATCATATAGACGGAAGACCACAGAACACAGACTATACAAACTTAAGAACAATATGCTTAAATTGTATTGAAGTTGTAAAAAGAAAACATGTGATGTGGCACAGAGGAGATTTAACTGTTGACTATTAACTCCATGTGTTTATGTAAGTCATCAATTGTGCCGTTGTTATCAACTTGATAATCATAATCTAATCCAACACTACTATACTCACTAGCATGAACTCCTAGATCGACTAATCTTGCTAGTGCCTGAGGATTTTCATAATAATTATAATCAACTGCATCATTTAACCATGCAGGCTGTTCTCCTCGATTGACTCTGAGTGTAGTTCCACCTGCATTTTTAATTGCTTCTACTTCATTTTTAAATCTGCAATCAGTAATGACTACGTTATCTTCTATTTTACGTAATTGATTTTCGATAGATGATACCCAGATGTCATTGTGAAATGATCGTCTGCCTACTTCAGTTCCCCAATACTGTAGTACCCAACGAGGAGTGAGATGAGGCATGTCTAATCGTTTTGCCCACCACTCATCAACTTGTTCTCGCCACTCTCTACTAGATTGAGTTGTTCCTTCTAACATTTCTCTATCCCATCCAAAGATAGCAGATACACAATCCTTTAGAGGACCTGCATAACTGAGTTTTCTAAAGCCGTGAAATCTGATAAGATAATCAGCCGCAGTATCTTTGCCACTGCTGATAAGTCCTGTAATGCCTATAATCATATGGTAGTCCTGTAGTAAAGTAATAACATTGTACAGGATTTATAAAAGAATGTCAAGTCTTTTTGGAAAAATGATTTAATATTTTATCTATTGCAAACTCATTTATAATAGCGGTATTAGGATGTACGCCATCCTTAAATATATCCGGGAGTGATTTTTTTACGGATAAGATATTTTCATACTTAGACATTTCACTTGTTAATATGTCTAAATCTTTAGTTTTGTATGGGTTATTATAATAATCGAAACTTTGAAAATGTGATGTAGGTACCTTATATCCTACAATGTCTGACAACAAATCTTCAATTACAAAATCTGCCCAATCATAGTCATTTGGTCTATGTAGTGATGCATGTCCACCTATGATTGCCCACTTAGCATTTGGACACATATTTCTTATTTCAGATACTGTCTTGTTAGTTTCAGTCTGCAACCAATCAAGGGTGTCTGAAACACTTTCAGTTCCGAAACGGTGAACATAATTTGGAATATGTATTGGAAGAAGTTCTTCTCTTCCTAACTCAGTATAAAACCAAATAATCAAATCAACTTCTTTGTACTTGAGTCTCTCCTGCAAAAAAGTTTTCCCTTTATTGAGAGTCTGTAAATTAGTGCCTCCAAATATAGCATGGTTAAATATTAAATGACTTTTGAATTGTGACCAATGAGCATTGGGTTGTGGGCCGGCGAAATAACAACCCCAACTATCCCCAAGAACTAAAATGTTCATTTAACAATTTTCTCAGAATATATTTCATCTTCGTCTAGGTGTATAGTGTTTATAGGTGGAATGACCCAGAGTCGCAAGATTTTATGTTTGGATACATGTTTTAATGGAGGACAAGATCGATATAGCAATTGCCATTCTTGGTCTAACACATATTGCCAATGTCTATAATTGTATTCAATATCTTCGATAATGCCCTGACTGTAACTTTTTGCATTGTGTAAAAAAGATATTATTCTTTCATGTGCGATATCAATATACTCTTGTTCTGATGTATGTTCTAATGTAGAAATACCAGTGAGTAAATTTGGTACAGATGTATATTTTCTAAATGTTTTAAATCCTAACCCTTCTAATGTTTTCTCCTGTAAATCATATTTACTGATTCCTATAAAAGGTTTTTTAGTTGCAATAGGTTTCCAAGTTTTTTCTGTGGTAGAGTAGATATCATGTTCCCAAAAAGGACGAAGTTCCATTTCTTCATTTATGTCATCAAATTCATAATCCCAATGGGCAGGATTAGGATTATCAAACCATGTTTCAGGCATAACAATCAATGATGCATCATTCCATTCATCAGGAAAAAGATAGTTAGCAACATCAAAAGAATTTACAAGACCTGCTTTGTTTACTTCACAAAATGAATCCCCAGGTAATGTTCGTTCTAGTTGACTATAAATATTTTTTAAATCTTCAAAACTTAAATCTTCATCCATCACATTCAATATCGGTTGATAATCTTGTGATATAGAATCTTTGAATGCACTATACGCATTTAACGTGTTTGTCAAAGAGTAATCTAATCTATCAAGTGTGTTTTCTTTAAAAAATTTATATAGCAAAGGAAGTTTATGAGGTCTACCTGAAATATCACCTATCAACCAAAGTGCTTTCAACTCTTTGTTATCTAATGACTGACTCCAATCTTTCGTTGTGTCTAATCCATAACTTCTTTCTTCGGTTCCTTCGGACCTTAATAAAAAGTATCGAGGATTGTGACCAAAGACCATGTAATGATCAGGCAATTCATTTATGTTAACTCTAGTCCCTTCATGGAATAGATACACATGTGTCAAGTTAGGAAACATTTGAGTTGTATGTAAATATTCTAGTGTTTGTTTTGTAAACTTTGTATAGTCATAGCCAACTTGTGGCTCATACAACATAAAACTAATAATTAAATGTTCGATATTTTGCGTGTCATAAGGTTCGACAGAATCAATGTGCCCGTCAAAGGGTACATTACGATCATGTCCGCATTCTACATTAATAGACCAAATTGTATCTGTGAATTGACAACTGTGAATCGTCATGCAATGTGATTAGCCCTGTATCCAAGTAAGAGGTTGAGAGTAATCTACGTAATCACGTAAATCTTTGTGACATTGTTCTTGTGCCGCAAGACCTTCTGCCTTCATTGCCGCACCGTTGAGAGCAGTTCCACCTGCGGGTCCTGCAATAGTTGAGAATTTCTCACGTGCTTGACCTATAGTAATCATGCATGTTGCTAACACATAATTTTCTATCCAAGGTGCAATGCCTGGGTCTTGTAGTAAAGTTGTTTCTGGACGTAAAATGTCAGCCCAAATAAGAACCTGTTCTCCTGATCCTTTGAAGTCTCTAACAAATCTAATTGTTTTAGTTACTGGATCAAAAGTGTAGATAACAAATCCACCAAACATTCTAGCGGCTAGTTCTACATATCCTGCATAGAAGTCATATGTTGCTAAACCACCTGCATAGTTATAGTTCAACAGATACGTGTTTAAGATAGCAGATGAAAATGGATCAAATGATGATGCGGCTGGACCTGTTTCAAGACCAATTGTACGTCTGAAACATTGTCTTACATTAATAAACTCAGTTGGTAGTGTGTAAGTATCTTGGTCTTTATCTATCGTCAATAAGGTATAAGACTCTTGTACTGAGTTCTCAGCACGTTGTCTATATACTTTAATTGCAAAGTTGTATGCCGCTTCGTAGTGTTCTGGATCTAATTCTAAATCTACAATGCCATCGCCCAGCCTAAAACGAACCTGGTCGAACATATTCTCTTTGAGTTGTTCGAGGTTTTCGCCGTTTGGTACTGCTAGTTCTTCTGATGCCATGTTGATAAATTCCTATTTCTAGTATTTATCAGTCTAAATGTTTTTCTGTTTTATATAATTGTTTAAATCAGTGGCTCTGGATAGATGTGCGTCTGCTCCATGATGACCATACTTAGCATTTGGGTTTATCATGCCTGCTTTTTTATACTTTTCATAGAAGCCGTAGTCATTGTCTCTGTACATGTAATAACGTTTAGCATCGATCTTTGATAGATAAGGTCTTAACCATTTCATGTTTCGATTGTTAAAAGCAACACCAGAGTTAGTCATTAGATATCTAATGTTTTCTGCTTTGAAAAAATATTGCAATGATAAAGCATCCTTAGCAGTCAAGCATTCAGTATAAATCTCTGAATATACCAAGAATCTTTGTGCTGTTAAAAACTGTTCTTTTTCTTGTGGTGCAACATGATGTGGATCTGTCATTGCATTTACTTGAACTGAACTTAAAAATGATGGGTCTGCCCAATCAGCACAAGTGTCTTGGTCAATACCTACATCGTGTGGGACAGGTGCTTCTATTCTACAACTCTCTGCCCAATTGACTAAAACAAAAAGGTTGTTTGCTTTATTTGACACCAAATCTTGGTTAAGTGTAAACCAATTTAGTACACTACGATGTATTGCGCCATTAGAAGAACCGTTTCTTGCAATATTGATGGGAGTATGATCTAACATTTTTGCAAGTTGATTACCAAAACTTGCTTGACGATTTTCTGGGCTTGATAAGTTCCCATCGATTTCCGAACCAGCGGCATGACTACACCCCGCAATCAACATATAATTTGCCATATAATTAAAACGCCTTTAAAATAATCATTGAATCGTTGAAACGACCCTTCGGTTGAACACCGACTGCTTTAATAGCATCAAAGAATTTACGTGCCGCAGGCTTGCTACCCATAATCTCTTTAATCTGTTCTTTGGGTTTACGTAATGTCTTAATTGCACTTTTAGACTTGTCAAATCCATACAAAGTGTTACCCTTGACGAACATTTCTCCTGCCATTTCTTCTGCGACATAGTGATGAAGTTTTCTTTTAGCAGTATCATAGCACCATGCTTCTTTAGACATGTGTAGTTCTGCTGGTCTGATACTTTCTAGTTTTAGTTTAGTTGCTTCACATTCAAAACTCTTTTGATACTTCAACTTCTGTGTTGCTTTCTCAGGAGTAATTGGTTTAGTTTTGCGTTTAGCCCTGTTTTTAATCTTAAGAGCCTGATATGAATTCAACACTCCGATCATAGAGTCATATGCATTTATAATGCCTTTTAATTTTCTTTTGTTAAAGTGACTGTATGCTTCTACCAATTGCTCATCAGTGCCTTCGATTACTTCTTTGAATTCTTTCTGTTCTTTTGTATAACTATCGACTAGTTGAGGTATATGATTGGGTAAAGGATTGTATGTGTTTAACACTCGCATGATTGCTGTATTAAATTTAGCATCTGCTTTAATCTCATCTTCAAAGAATTGATCCATGATGCCATCGATCTCTCCGCCTGCTTCCATTAACTTGCCAAGCATGATTTCTTGTATAGAAGGGCGATTGGGTTTGTCTTTTGCTTTTTCTTCTTTTACTTGAGCAATCTTTTTACCTTTCTCTAACCATTCTTCTTTGAGTTTGGCAATATGATTTACATGCCCTTCTGGCATGTACCCAACTCTGTTTAGAAAATATACAGATGTACCAGTAGAGTTAAAGTTCCAATCTGGATTTCTAAGAATAATCTCTCTTTCTTCTTCAGTGTAGCCAGATTCTTTTTTGATCCAAGTTTTAAATTCAGTCAGTCTTTTCTTATCACTGATTTCTGTACGAATAAAATACTGGCAGTCTTGGTATGCCTTTGCCTGTCCTTCAGGGTCTTTGATGTCTTTGTACTTTTCCCAGTCAGGTTCGGGAGTTAAATAAACTGTCTTTTGTTTACGTCTTGCCATTTTGTCCCTTAATGAATTTAATGTTCATACTTAGTGTTCGCATTGTACACGAATTAATTTTCTAATTCAACCTTTATTTACCCAAATTCTTCGTCTCATTGTATTGAGATAAATATATATATGCCAAGATTAAGTTTATACCGGGAACAGAAACAAAACGATTACCGTTTTTTAGACAGAAGTATTTCTGAGCAGTTGACTGTTGGCGGTACTGATCTCTATGTCCATAAGTACGCAGGGCCTTTAGACCAAGGACCATCTGCTGACTTTACACAACCTCAGTATAGTTCTATGGACCCAACAAATATACAAGATTTGTTGTTCTTAGAGAATAGAGATAGAAAATATGAAAAGGATATTTATCGATTACGGGGCCATTATAACGTACAAAACTTAGACTTTGATCTAAGTCAGTTTGGCTTATTCTTAAGTAATGACACTATTTTTATCAACGTGCATTACAATGACATGATCGATATCATAGGCAGAAAGTTAATGGTAGGTGATGTTATTGAATTACCTCACTTACTAGATTACAATCCCTTAGACGATGATCCTGTAGAATTTCCAGTAGCATTAAAAAGATTTTATCAAGTCACAGATGCTAACTATGGTAGTGAAGGTTTTTCACAAACATGGTATCCTCATCTATGGCGTATTAAATGTGAGAAACTAGTAGACAGCCAAGAGTTTGCAGACATCTTACGTCAACCAACTGACAAAGACAATTACTTAGGTGATTGGGATAAAAACAAAACATACCCTGCAGGGTATACAATGACATTCGGTGACAAAAACTATATCGCACTACAAGATGTACCACAAGGAACAAAACCCGGTGACACTGATCCAGATCCGTATTGGGAACTGGATACAGGTAAAACACTTAAAGATGTATTAGGTCGATATAATGAAAATATTAGAATTAACGATGCTAACTTAAAAGAAGCAAAACGTATTGTACCGAAAGCCGGATATGATACATCTAATTTATATGTCGTACCTGGTTATGGTATCTTTGAAGCAAACGGTGTACCATCTGACAAAGAAAATCAACCCGCACCTCCTGTCGATGTACGTTCATGGATGCCTGGCAATAGTCCACTGACTGCCACTGGACAAGTCATCACAATGAAAAGTGACAAATACAAATACGACTCAACTGGTATAAGAATACCTAAAGAAGTTATTGATGTGATGCAAGCCAAACATGGTGAGCAAGATATAGACTTAGAAGCAATGATAGCAAAGTTTGTACAAGCAAACTTATCAATTGCAGTTGAAGCACCAGAGATGTCATCAACTGGCTCAGGTCAGATGGAAGGCACAAAATTATTAACAGTTAATATAAGTGGTCCTGTTACAGGTCCATATGGTACTGCTGACAACACTTATGCAACAGCAGACCAAGATCCTACTCAACCAGGCTTTACAGGTACAGAGCCATACGGTCCAAATACAATGGACTATCGTGCTGACTGTGATCCTCGTTTTCAATACATTGCAAGATATACTCCACGTGACTTTGGTTATACATCAGGTTACTTATCAGGAGAAGGCACTCCACCTAATGGTCTGCCTGCAGGCGCTGGTATTTCGTTCCCACAAAGTCCACAAGTTGGAGATTATTTCTTGCGTATAGATTATACACCTAATGTGTTATATCGTTGGAACGGTACTTTATGGTTAAGAGTCAGTGAAGATGTAAGAACGTCTACAGGCTTTACTAGTGATGACACATCACAATTATCTGGATTCATTAATAATGATGATACGATATATAGTAACAACGATGAAGCAAACGTACCATCTGCTCAAGGACTAAGTGGTATCTTAGATTTGGAACCAGATGACAATCCACCAAGTGACGGGACATAATGGCACAATATTTTTACGACAATCAGATAAGAAGATTTTTATTACAGTTTGCTAAAATTTTTAGTAACTGGTATGTAACTGCAGGGAATGATCCTAATGGTAATCCTATTCTTGTTAGAGTACCTATTCAATATGGAGATGCAAGTAGACAAGCATCAACAATTATTGCAAACAACTCAGCAAGTAATCTTCCTTCTGCGCCTTTGATAACTTACTTTATCAATGGATTAGAATACGATCAAAGACGTACACAAGAACCTTATTTTGTAGAGAAACAAAATGTACGTCAAAGAGACTATGATCCAACTACAGCCTCATACGGAGAGACACAGGGTCAAGCATTTACTGTTGAAAAGTTGATGCCAGTTCCGTATACACTTAGACTACAAGTAGACTTTTGGACAACTAACTATCAACAAAAATTAGAATTGATTGAGCAGTTAGGTACACTATTCAATCCATCATTAGAAATTCAAAACACTGATAACTTTATTGACTGGACATCTTTAACAGTTGTATATCAGGATGGACTGACGTTCTCATCTCGTACTATACCACAAGGTACAGGTAATCCTATTGATGTTATGTCATGGAAATTCTATTTGCCCATGTGGTTAACAACATCTGCTAAACTTAAAAAGTATGGTGTTATTAATAAGATTATTACTTCTATCTTTGAGGGTAAAACACAAGAAGATATGAAAGATGATGACTTGTTATTAGGTACAAGACAAAAGATATCTCCATATGGTTATCAAGTATTGTTTATAGGCAATTCATTACAGTTATTACCACAAGATCAACCAGATCAACCTTCTAATTTCTCATTAGATAAACCAGAGAATCCAGACACTGACTTATATTGGTCGTCTATCTTAAACATGTATGGTGCATACCGAGGAGGTATTTCACAAGTTGCATTACAAAATCCATATATGGATACAGAGATTATGGGTACAATTGTTATTGATCCTCTTGATGATCGTTATCTAATTTATAATGTCGATGAAGATACATTACCACAGAATACATTAGACCCTGTAACATCAGTTATTAATCCTCAAGTATCAGGACCAAACAACGGACTCCCCGGGCCTATTCCTAATGTGAGATATTTGTTAACACAAGATATAGGTTCTAGCACATCATCTTGGGGTACAATTATAGGCAGTCAAACAGGTACATCAACATTACCTGAATCACAAGTTGCAACAACAATGACTCCCGGTACATTATATCAAATTGCTACTATAGGTACAACTGATTTTAGATACTATGGTGCTCCAGATAATAATATAGGTACTCAGTTTACAATGAACAATGTACAGCCAGAAGGTACAGGCACAGTTTATACTGTTGTAGAAGCAAAAGCAAATGACATTATACAATTCAATGCAGATATTATGACTTGGTTTGTTGCATTTGATTCTGTCATCAACCAAGATGAACTTGAGTATGTAACTAACTTAACTACAGAAATTCAATATCGTTGGGCATCTACTCCTCCTGATTCAGTTCAGCCTGGTTTGCCTGCACAATGGATGAAGTCTTACGAAGGTTATTATAACGAAGGCGATTACAGTATAGTTATTTAAGAAGCACCCTGTCACCTACTAAATAATTGTATGGCGATTATTATAAATCAATCTGCTGGTATTTTCTTTTATTGTAAGTCTACCAAACGATCTCTATATCTTTTAAGAAACGAATCTAAAAATCCTACGTGGTCTATACCAGGTGGCAAGATAGAAAAGAATGAAACTCTATTAGCAGGATTAAAACGAGAATGCTTAGAAGAAATTGCATACTGGGAAGATGATTTAAAATTAGTGCCCATACAAAAATTTGTCAATAACACATTTGCATATCATACATTCTTTTGTGAGATAGAAGAAGAATTTCCCCCTATTTTAAATGATGAACATTGTGGGTATGCTTGGGTAGGTGATGACAAATACCCAAAACCTCTACACCCCGGACTATTTTCTACAATTAATATCGATAATGTAGTAGAAAAGTTATCTAGTCTAAAGAATCTCTAATAGAAAGCCCTCAGAGACGTTCTAAGACGCATAGTTTACTTTTGTGCATAGATAGATGTCGTTGATCAACGTTGCTCAGAGGACGATTTACACGGTCTTAGGAGCAGTAATCAGCACCATTTCGATCCAGCATTCTCAGTAATGCAGTCCAAAATAAGTTTACATGCTCGTCCGGTGAGTCATTAATTCGTCCTATTTTATCCCATTCTGCTTCAGAAGGAACTGATAGTTCTGCACCAGTACGCAGGACATCAACTTGAATTTTACAGGCGTTTTCAAGCATATAGAGATTATAAAGAGCCTCTGGAATATTTTTGGCTACAGATAGTAAGCCATGATTTCGCATAATCAGCAAAGATTTATCGCCAATATCTTTTCCTAATTGGGCACATGATCTAGTATTAGGAACTTCGATACAATGGTAATCGTAATAGTTTATTTTGTTTTGTACTTCACCTGATTGTTGTGACAAGTTCATCAGTCCTTCTTTCATACATGAAACTGCGATTCCCGCACGGGTATGTGAATGCAAAATACAGTTTACATCTTGTCTAGTTTTCATTATTGCTGTATGAATTGCATGTCCTGCATCCATATAAGATTCTCCTGCTAAGATTTTTCCATCGAAATCAACCTTAACAAGATTAGATGCAGTTACCTCATCAAACATTAAGCCATAAGGGGTAGTCAAGTAATGATTTTTATTTTGAGGTAGCCGAACACTTAAATGAGTAAAGATTACATCTGTCCAACCGAAATGATGAAAGAGGTGATGGCAAGCGGCGAGATCGCATCTTAATTTCCATTCAGTATCTTCCATATCATTTATTTAACCCAAAAAGAAAGGGTGACTAGCACCCTTTCTTAACCTAAATAAAATTTAGTGTGACATCCAAAACTCAATGACTGAATAGCCTAGAGTTCCTGCCACCATACCTGCTCCGATAAGCATCCATCTCCAACGTTCTAATGCAGTAATCTTAGTTGCCATTAGATCGTGTGACTCTTGGTTTGACTTTTGAAAGTCATGTAAGAGTTTATGAGTTGATGCATTGCCTTCTTTAATTAATGTTTCACATTCTTTAATATCATGCTTAACATCTTTTAATGCAGTATCAAACTTTTCATCCAAGTTTTTAAATTCGACTTTGAGAACCGCAATTTCAGTGTCGTACTGTTGTAATTGCTTTTGTGCGTTACTCTGTGCCATGATTTAAATACCCCTTAGATTATAAAGATTCAACTGTTACAATCGGGTAAGGTTGTCCACCGTATGTATCTGCAGGATATGCTGTATTGAAAGATATGATGTAAGGGTTGCCAGAAAAGTCTAATGCACGTCCTGATCCTTTAATTCTTTCTAATCTTACAGTACTTAGATCGTCTAAAGTTACAGTAACAGTCATAGTGTTGTCTGCTAATGCACCATCAGCCGAATCCGCTAAAGTACAAATACCTTGGTTTCCGGAACCATCATCAACAAGATACTTTCTAGCACCTTTTTGTCTGATAATAAAGCCGTCGCCTTCTATGTTAGAGCCTACTTTGCATCTACATACAGTTTGAGGCCCTGTCTGAGTTGTGTTACCAGCAACAATACGGTAAGTGTTTGATAAACCTGCCGGGTTGTTATATGTGGTATCAACATCAGAATTTTTCGATGTTTTCATTGGTCGTCCCATTTTTTGATCTCCTTATATAATATTAGTGAGTGACGTTCTAGGTCTACGCGGCGGGCACCGCATAAGTCTCGTTTGATGTTATCTTACAAAACAAGAACATTCATATGTATTTATAGTTTTTGCGTAAAAACGTTGGTTAGAGACGACCGACTGCTACCTCAATAATAGACATTTCTTTAGCAGTTTTGTCTTCGATGGCCTTACCTAAAGTCATGCCAGGATGCATTATAGTAGCAACATGATACCAAGCAGTAGCACCACCTTGACCATCACTTACCATGATGTCTCCTTTTTCACATGTGCCTGTTACTTTACATGGTACTCTACCTTGTAGTGCTATAGCCACTTTCTTACCAGAACATTCTGCATTCATAAGATATGCTGGATTAGTTGATACAACACCTGCTACTCGTCTGCTACCTACTTCACTAGAAAGATGAACTTCTTTTTCTCCACCGAAACATAAAACTGTTCCTTCTTCGTATTCTGCATCACCTTCATAGTATTCTGCTAAGTCAGCATAAGTTGCTTCTAATTTAGATCCTGCAGTCAATGTCCAGTTACCTGTTATTGAACCTGATATTGTGTTTCCACCTGATGTAAGTGCTGTTGCTGTAAGTGTTGTTGTGTCTACTGAACTTGCACTTACGTCAAATCCACTTATAGAGCCGGTTCCGGCAATATTTGCAATACCAGTAAGATTAACACTTCCATTACCTGCGATGTTACCACCAGATGGCATTGAAAGTCCACCAGTTCCTGTAACAACTTCCGTACCTTCTATTGTTGGGGCAAATACTTTTCCTGTTGCATTAACATTTCCCGCATCAACATTTGCAGAAACAGTTAATGATGATAGTGTACCAACTGATGTAATGTTGGCTTGTGCGGCGCCTGACACTGTAGCGGCTACTGATGCTAATGCTACAGTACCTGATACATTTGCGCCAGCAACTGCATTAGCAGTCGCGGCAAAGTTAACTTGACCTGCAACGTTTGCTCCTTGCACGTTTGAAATGTTGCCTGCATCTCCTGATAAAATACCTACAACGTTCCCTATGAACTGATCTGCGGCTACTCTATTAGTAAATGTTGTGTGCGTTGCATTTGATGTGATTTCTTGGAAGCCTAAAGTGATAGACGACCCTGAAAGATATAAATCTCTAAATCTATTTGTATTGTTTCCTAAATCATAAGAAACATTTGCATCTGGTGTAATGTCTCCTGCTACTTCTAAACTTGAAAGTGTGCCGAGACTAGTAACATTTGGTTGTGCGGCTGTTGTAAGTGCACCAGTCAATGTTGAACCTGAAACATCATATGTTGCTTCGACATTACCTGATACGAATTTTGCATTAGCAGTATCAAATGTGTAACTACCGCTGACATTAAGTGGTTTATTACCTGTTGCAGAAGTAGATACTAATGCCGGGAAGTAATTTCCTGTAGTAAGATTTCCTACTACACTGTTGTCTGCTACATTAGCATAATCAACATTTAAATTTGCTACACGTGTAGTAGAGTCTACGACAATAGGTGTCGTACCTGTTGCTACATTTGAAAATAGTCTGGATGATGTGACTGCTCCAGTTGCATTTAAGTTTCCTACGTTTGCATTACCATTAACAGTTAAAGTTTTACCTGCACTAAAGTCCCAAGTAAAATCTCCATCGCCATCGATGACACCTGAGTTATTATATTGCACACTTGTATTACTACCCTGAGCCGCTGATCCACCTGTTCCACCGCCTACTGATGCAACTGCTCTACCACCAACACCATATACATTTGCTGTTAATCCTGTTGTTGTGCCAATTGGCTTTTCAGGTCCTGCAACACCATTTGCATAAAGAGTATCAGAAAGTACAATAGTTGTTGTTGTAGGTAATGCATTAATATAGTAAGTGCTAATCGTATCTATTAATGAAGTTGCACTATCCATGTTACCTGTAAATCTAACAGGGTCATTCAATGAAAATACTTGTGAATTACCTACAGTAATTCTTTTGTTTGAAGTATCTGTTGATGCAACACTTGAAAATGCATAATCAGTAAATGCTGAGGTATCTACTGGAGTTGTTAAACTTGTATCTGAATATAATGAGAATGTATTTGCAGTCAAAACGTTAGCATAATATGTGCCACCGTTTAATTCAGTCATACCAACTGCGCCAGTGATTGTAACTTCTTGTCCTGATGTTAAAAAGTTTTCTGTTGTTGAAGTAACAACGCCAGGGTTGGCTTGTGATACATCTTCTATGTATGCTGTAATTGTTCCTTTAGGTGTCCAAGATAAATTACCTAGACCATCAGTTTCAATTGTATAACCAACTGAACCGCCGTCTATTTGAACATTGCTAATCTCTCCTAAGTCAACTAATCCGCCGGCGTCTCCGCCTCTGTTGACCCAGTTAGTACCGTCAAATGCTAAGACTTGTCCGTCTGCGACTGTACTATTTGATATGTTTAAGTTACCAACTGATCCGTCGATTTGACTGAATGTGATATCAGAGTATGAAGTTAAAACTTCAATATTTTCTAATCCACTAGTAGTTTTACCTATAAAGACTCTTTTTGCATCACTGGCAAAACCGATTTCTGCTTCGTCTAATTGTGGTAAATCAACTAGGTTACCAGCCCTTTGTTGAATTTTAGAGATTTGTATAATGCTCATAAGTCTAATCTTTTCCTTTGATTATACTTATTTATCATTGATTTTAAATCAATGTGGCATTTTATCAGATGTACTTAGTGTAGTATTCTTCTAACTTCTTTAGCCATTGTTGATGATACTTATCAAACTCATTGCCTTCTACAATAAACTCTTGGTATTCATAGTCTTTGCTACACATAAACACGACACCTTTCTTAATCTTTGTGCCATATAAGATGTTGTGTGCATCTGCATATGCGGCTAACTGAATAAAATAATCATCAATCCATTCACGTTTCTTGGGTCTATTCGTTTGCTTGTGATCCATGATTGCTTCATCACCTTTATGTAAACCAACTAAGTCAGTTGTGCCTGCATAAATTTCAGGATAGTATAATGTAACTTCAGTTCCCCAAAATTCTTCACAGTTGACTAGACCTTTGTCAACAATTTCTTGTGCCATAATATGACTTTGTTTGCTGTATGGATTAGATCCGTATTGCCCCATGTCTCCAGTGTCACTTAACACATAGTTTTCTAACCATTTATGCATACGTGTTCCGCGTCCTGCGGCTTCAGTAGTGATCTCTTGTGCTTTTTTATGTCCAACTCTGTTACGCCATTCTTGTAATGATTTTTTCTTTTCTTCAGATTGTGTAGCAGATAAGATAGTCGTTACACTAGGAAGTTTACCTCCGTCTGGTGTAAGATATTTACGTGAACCATCAAAGTTTTTCTTTTTTAATTCTTGGTATGGATATTTTTGTGTTATCATTATGGCCTCATATGATCTGTTTCTGGTTTGCCTGCCCAGTTTTTATTTAAATAATCTAATCCTAATTCATGGAAGTAATATACGTTTCTGCAAAATTCTAGTGGATAAAAATTTAGTGCATTGTTAGGATTATGTTGCACTTCTTTTTCTGTTTCTGGAGTATGTATTAATATGTCATGTAACTTAGCATGTTTACAATCAGTCACTTCAATTTCATCATAACGTTCTGCAATTTCTGCCAAAACAAAATTTGCAAGATGTTTGTGTCCTTCTACTGTTTCATGTAAGCAAGGCGTTTTTTCAAAATCTTCGGTGACTTCATTAAAATTACGTAGTTTTCCCGGGTGTAATTCTAATTCGGTTGCTAAAATTGTTTCATGCTTGTCAATAAAATCACTTACATATGGTGATCCAGAAACTGGCATATAATCACTCATTATATGAGGAATATTATGAGAGTCTAGTAAACCATTAATGCTTGACCAACGATGTAATTTGTCTTGTTCCATTAAACAATAATAGTGATCATCGGAGTTTAAAATTATTTCTTTTTCTAACTGAGTGTGGGTACTATAACCGTCAACAATATAAAAATGATGAGGTAGTTGGTTCTTGGGTACCTGTGACAAATAGCATTCTCTACGTGATGATTGAGTGTATGCATGTATATAGAAAGGATTATTGTCATGCAAAAGGTCTTTATAAAAGTATTGCATCGTTCTACGAAAGATTGCTTGATTACCCTGTCCGGGTATAGAAAGATTAACTAACGGAACACCTAAACGTTTTGCAATGATAGAGGCCCAACCATCTTTGATTGGATCTGAGATTCCGTGTCCATATGTGTAACTACAGCCGTTAACGACTAAGTGTGATATTTTTAATTTCAAATTGTAAAACTCTCTCCACAACCACAACGTGCTTTTTCTAAAGGATTGATGAATTCAAAACCTTCATTTAATCCTTGTTTTTGATAGTCTACTGTGATTCCTTCAAGTATAGTGTTAGCCTTTGGATCAATTAGTATTGAAAACCCATCGTATTCATTAATGATGTCTTCTTCATTAATAGAATCTGCAAATTCAAGTTTATAAGCATATCCACTACATCCTGTAGTTTCGATACCTATACGAATTCCAACGCCTTTACCGCGTTTGTCTAAATGGGCTTTAATTTTGTCTTTTGCGATTTCTGTAACTTCCATACTTGTATTTAATACCTTAATATGTTATTATAAAGTAATTTATATTACGTGTAAAGTGGATTGGGTTTATATTTTGAAGGCGCCGCGATCTTTTTTCATCGCAGACTTTGCCATTTTATCAACAGTCTTTTCACTATCAGATTGCTTGTCTTGACCTGGCTGAATGTTAACAGGTTCATGCCCTTTGAATATTACTTTATCGCCTTGAATATTTGCGATTACACTTTTAAGAAGTGGTTTTTCTAACATCTTATACAGGTCTTGTACGTCAAGTATGATGTCATTGTCTTGGAATGTGTCGAGTAATTGATCTACAGTAAAGTTGTCAGCATCAATGGATCCGTCTTCAACGTGTTGTTTTAGTTGATTGGAAACAGCCACGATGCTGGCTGCCATTGCATTGCTGTCCTGAGCATCGACAAACTCGTAAAGCCTCATGTGCTTTACCTTTTTGCTCTACCGACTGGTCCTGTTGATACGTCTACGTCTACGTCTTCGATGTCTCCAACAACTTCTGGAGCATTAACATCTACTACGTCAGTGCCTTCATCACCTGTTACATTGATTGCAGGGTCAGAAACATCCATACTGTCAACACCAACTTCGCCGTCACCTAAACCTGAGTCTACATCACCATCGAATGCGTCTACGACATTTCCACCTGTGATACCTGCTAATGCTTGATCAAGTTGACCTTTAACAGATACTAAACACTGATTTAATTCTGCGAGACCTTGTCCTGCTGTCTGATCAAATGCTTGTGCTTCGTTAACACCGATTTCTGTTTGAACAGAGTCAACTAATGCAGGCATTTCTTTGACTAACATGTCTGAAACTTCTTCTAACATTTTCTGTACAGAGTCAACCATGTCTTGTGCGGCTAAGATTACTTGTGATCTATTAACTTCTTCGTTTTCTGTAATGACTTTAGTTCTAGGTGCTTCAGGAGCAGTTTTATAATGCTCTCTAAGCGCCTGTTCAACAAACACTAACTTCATATATGATGGATATTCAGCGCCAAAGTTCTTAGATTCTTTTGCTTCAGCAATTAGACCTTTTACTTTGTTATGCATGGTTTGAGTTTGGACTTTGTTTAAGCCCTTAACTTTAAAGTCAACTTCAAAGTTTTCTTTCAAAGCCTTGACCGCAACTTCTTGTGTGTTTAAATCATTAAGTTTCATATTAAATTCCTAGTAATCTCTCGTAGATATATTGTATTTATCTTGTTCCGCAGAATTTCTGGATTTTTTATACCGATTCTTTTTGTGTTCCTCAAAGATTCTACGTTGTTGTTCTTTAGATGTATTTATTAGTCTTTCTAAGTTATACACAATTTGTTTTTTGCGACCCAAGTCATCTTGTAATTTCGTTAATTGAATTAGTCTGTGATCTAATCCTTTATCTGACGTTTTATATCCTCTGGTATGTACAGCAATATCTAAATTAATGGATGCCATCTTTCCGTCTAGGCTATATACTTCATTTGCTCTTTCAGTATTACGATTATGAGAAAACACACAGTATGCCATTGCATTTCTAGCATTTATAAATTCGTAATTATGCTCCCAATCATTCGATGATACTGTATACAATGCAGTTTTGTCATCTTTGCGTATTCTATATTTGCCAAAGGCTTTAATGCCAGACCTATCATTACTGATATAAAGATTCTTTAATTCTTTAATCAATTCTCCTTTAAACATCGCCTTGATTTTATTACGAGCATCTTCTACGTTTGTTTTCTTTTTCATACATTCTCCATAAAGTATATATTATTTAATTCAGGTGTAGTGTCTAAAAAGTTAGGCAAATCTACACTTTCGGTACCACATTTAATCATAGGTATTTCATGGCAATCTTTTACAAGATAGCCTAAAGCATCTAAGGTGTCATTAAAAACTGAATTGTTCTGTACTTTAAAATCAAACTTCCAATAATGAAAGTTACTGTCGTCTATTAAGAATCCAAATGGAGAGTCTTCTGCGTTTGCCTCTATACGATGAGGGTAATGTAATATTTCTGGGTTGCCTCGCAAACTTATGCATTGCAATATAGTATCAAAGTTTGCTTGTGAATTTCTTTGAACTTGCCATAACTGATGGTTGTCCCCAACAGGCTTTGACCTGTTAAGAACATTAGTATGAGTAATGTCAAACAATGTGAAGCAAGTTATGGTTTTCATGTTAGTATTTAGTAGCCAAAAAAAAGCCTCTAATAAAAGAGGCTTTTTAATTCTTTAACTAAAAACTTAGTTAGTGAATGTTGCTGATGCTACAACTGTTGATGTTCCACCAGTTGCTGTATCGATAGCAGATGCTAAAGTAGTTGTGTCCCAAGCGCCAGTAGGATATACTGCGATTGAAAGATCATCTGTTGCATCATTAGTAAACTCGTAGATGTAAACAATTGCTTTCTGCTGAATTGTTAACATTGCGATGTTTGCTAAAGTTGTGTTTGCGGCGATGTCTGCTAACTCAATGTTAAAGAAGTCTAACTTCGGTCCTTGAGGCTGAACAGTTTTTGCTGATTCAACTGCGTTAACGCCAGGGTTTGAATATCCAGTTGCGTCTAAACGTAATACTGGATAAAAGTCACCATTTGCTCTTGTAAATTGTGCCATTTTTCTATTCCTTTTTTGTAAGACTCGTTCCGAGCCTGTAATATTTGTTGTCCCTCACCATGAGGTTCATACTATTATTTATTCCGATTACGAAAAAAACTGGTGATATTATTACTTTGCGGCGAGATTTTGAGCAGAAAAGCCCATTCTGTTGACAAACTTGAGTCCATTAGCAACGAAACCTTCATGTGTTTCACTACCATCGTCTAAGTATCCTTTAACAGGACTAGCCTCTGCGGCTTTGTCTAATTGATCTACGATGTTCTGTTTTAGATTATACAATGCAATCCAAATCTTAAATGCACCTATGACACCGTCTTTGTGAGCATTGAAATGATTAGTAATTTTAGTACGCATTGAGTCAGTCATTGGACGTTGCTCAATGAATTGAAGGAAATCATTATATAAGTTAGATAAGTCTTTTGCTACAATTTTTTTATTGATGAATACAGTAAACAAAGAGTTGAATGCGTTACGTGCTTGTGGTGCTGAATTCATTAGAATACGAACAGCATCACCATGTTGAGCAATTTCTGCTTCTGCTTGTGACTTTAACTTAGTAGGCATCTTAATCTTAGGTGTG